ACTTGGCAAAATAGTGGCAATCCTGAGTCTGGTTCAACAGGTACAGGTGCTTATAGTTTAGATACAGGTCAAACTTATTTTGTAACTGCAGGCGATGTAAATTCAACACCTCAAGCTACTATTCAAGTAAATTTTGGCAATCCATATAAAGCTCTTTCATCAGCAGCTAGTGATGCAAATGGATACGGGGCGTTCGAGTACGAGCCGCCGGACGGGTACTATAGCTTATGTACTAAAAATTTAGCGGAGTTTGGAGGATAAATGGCTGATTATACATCAATAGACAATCCAGAACTCTATTTCCAAGTCAAAATCTATTCCGGAAATGGAACAGCAATAGGTAGCGGTGGTCAAGCTATTACTTTAGATGGTGATGAAGATATGCAACCAGATTTAGTTTGGATTAAAGA